AAAACTGTAAAGAAAACACCAAAATCTCATACTAAAGCTCAACTTTCTAAAATGACCAAAAAGCAAATGGAAGAGTTAGGAAGAAAGCACGGTATCGAGCTAGACCGTAGACTTGTTAAATCTAAATTAGTAAGTCAATTGCACAAAGCATTGTAAGGAGTAATTATTATGTTTGATTGGATCAAAGGAAGAATAGAAGAACGCACATCATGGAACGGAATTATAATCGGTGGTGCGGCGTTAGTTGTTATCTTAGGCATTATGCCTCTTACCAAAGTTATTATTTGGGGAGCATTGGCTTGGGGTGCATACAATATTTGGAAATCTGAATAATTTACAAGTTATAGATTAGTGTAGATCGGCATCATAGTTTTGTGATGTCGATCATGCTATCCACTCTTAAGTTCAATTTTTTACGTTGTTCAACACCTCGTTTTTGGGCAAATCTTTTAGGATCACAGTTCGGGCAAACGTGCGAATAATCATCACATAATCTTTTAGGGTCTATACGCCCTTTATCACGTATAAATTCTTCACTACAACTATCACATTTAAATACTACCAACGTTTTTTTACGTTTATAAGGGTGGTGTTCACCCTTTATACCCTTACGCATAAAGTATTGTATAGTTTGTTCTGTCCTTATAAACATATAGCTATTTATAATTACATTAGGATTTTAGACATATTGATAAATACAATTAACAAAGGAACTAATATGGCAATAGTAACATTAACAGAATCAGCAATAGACCAAATGAATTATATGCTGGCCGCTAAGAATAAACCTGTTGTACGCCTATCTATGAAGGGTGGCGGATGTGCAGGAATGACATATGATTGGACTATGTCAGACGCCGTAGAAGATAAAGACGAAATAATTAACTTGGAAAAAGGTAAATTTGCAATTGATTCATTAAGTCAAATGTACTTAATGGGTTCAACAATTAATTATAAAGAAGAATTATTTGGATCATTTTTTGATATTACTAATCCAGCAACAAAAAATAGTTGCGGGTGTGGTGAATCAGTAGGATTTTAAACAATGGCAAAACAAGATATTAATATTGGTGTAGAAGGTAACGACGGTACTGGTGATAGTATAAGAGAGTCGTTTCGTAAAGCAAATGAAAACTTTACGGAACTATATGCTGTATTCGGCCAAGGCGGACAGATATCTTTTAGATCATTAAGCGACGTTCCTGATCAACTAGGTGCATATAAAGTACCAATGTCTAATGCCGCAGGCGATGAAATACTAATGAAAAGTATTGCCGGCGGACAAGGTATTACAGTTGATTCATTAGCAAATGATACAATTACAATTAGTAATACTGGAACTATTATTAGTGCAGATACTATTCCAAGTCTTGGAGGTCCATTAAATGCGGCCAACCAAGCTATTGCTAATCCAAATATTTCAACTGCGGCTATAAATGCATTAAACAATGCACACGGAACAACATTCACTATTGATGATTTAGTTATTACACGAGGATATAGTGATGCTCGTTATTTAAGATCAGCAGGTGGTCCAGGTGCATCAGGACAAATTAGAGCAAGGTCTGAACCTTTTAATGCTGATGCTTATAGTTTTCTTATTGATTCATTTGCTGATGGTAATATTGTTGGTGGCGGTGGTGCTGGACATGGGTTTGAATCAAGTTCAAATGGTATAGCATACAAATATAATTCAACAGGAACAGATGCGGCCGGATTATCAACAGGAACAACTTATTATCTAAGATATGTTTCAACGGAGCAGATGAGTATTCATGAATCTGAATCAGAAGCACAAAACAATGACGATAGTACTAGAGTAAAAATTAATGTACCAGCAGGCAGTGGTAGTGGTGTACAATCAATGTACGATGCCTCATATGATGAAGTATTAGCTGGTAACTGGATTTCTACAGAAGCACTTCCAAGAAAATCTGTTGTAAGACGCGAAGGCGATACAATGACTGGAGCATTATACTTACATGATCATCCAGGTGCTCATGCAAATGCTACTCCGCAATTACCATATGCATACAGTCTTATAACACAAAATAAAGAATATGTAGCTGACGAAGTAATGCATTGGTTTGATACAAACAACCCAGGTGTACATACTACAGCTAGACATGAAAAATGCGAACGAGATACAAAATATAATATTGATGCAATTGCACATGATATCAAATATGGCGGTAATTCAGAATCGATTAGAACTGCTAAACTTTACTGGGACGGTGCTGTTTCACAATTAGCCGCAGGCGAATCAACTTATGCGATAGCAATTAACAATAAAGTATTAGAAATAATTAAGGATTTTATTTTAACTAATACTGCATACGCATCACAACAATCAGCTACTTCACAAAAAATAATAACAAATGCTGGCGAATCAGGTTCAGGTGATAGAGTAACAGAACTAGTTGCTACTATAAATTCGATTGTTGATAACACAACTTACACTCCGACAGGCGCGGTATACACACCTGCAACAGGTGTACTGGTATTAACTCTTGGATCACACAATTATCAAGTTGGTAATAAAATTACAATTGCTCAAGACAGTTTAACATTTACTTGTGCTACAGATAGTCATGCAACAAATCATACATATCCAAGAACTACTGACCCTGTCTACGATACACCAATTACAATTACGGCAGTAGATGGAACATCAATTACTATAAATGTTGGTATATCAAGTGATACATCAGTACACGCATTTGTAAGTGCGACTGCTGATTGTATAGCAAATTCAGGTCCATTAGCGGATCCAACAGTTATACCTGCTACAAATCCAAATGTATTACAAGCGGCATCAAAATATTATGTTGATAATTCTGCATACGCATCACTAACAAATTTATATGTAAGTGCAAACGGTGATGACACAATGCGTGGCGTACCTATCGGTAGTGAAGGTAGAGCATTAAATTATGCATACAAAAGTTTACACGCCGCGGCACTTAAAGCCGAAGAAATAATTTTTACATCACCACCTGGAATTGGTCCTTATCTACAAGACATTACATACAATTCTGGAGCCAATAAATCACAAGTAGTTACAACTGGTGTGAAAAATAGCAGTGGATATGAAGAAGTAAAAATACTAACAGATGCAAACAGAAACTTTATTCTTGCAGAAGCAGTTGCTTACATTAACCAAACATACCCAGATCACATATATTCAAGAGATTTATGTGAAAGAGACTTGGGTTATACATTAGATGGAATTGTATTAGATATGTTAGATGGTGTAACAGCCAACTACCATGCTAGAAATACAGGGTTTAGATATTACAGTACTGTAAGTGGACAAAGAGCAAGACAATCACAAAGTGTACAAACTCTTGCGGCACAACAATTTGCTAAATCCTTACATAATAAAGTTATTACAAATACAGCTGAAACAACTTTATACCAAAGTACATATACACAGACAATTGATTCAGGACAAATAGTTGATGCTCCAGGGCAAGTAGCTGTTGGAGCCAAATGGGATATTGTTATAGCACTTATAACAGGACCTAGTTATACATCAGCACCACAACTTGTTGAAGGTAGCACTTGGGAAATTACTATTTCAAATGGTGGCCAAGGATATGCCGACCAAGCTATTGTAACAAACAATGATCTTATTCCAGGTAAAATTATAAGAGGTTTAACATCCGGTGCCATGGGACGAATTGTAAAATATTCAATTGGTGCAACAAATGATACAATTGAACTAGAATTATTAGAACCTAAAGAATATACAATAGGTGAAGAATTAGAATTTGGTTACAATGTTAAACAACCACAAATTACTATTCACATAGAAAGTGGAACATACTTTGAACATTATCCAATTAAAGTTAGCAATAATGTTTCTATAAAAGGTGATGAATTTAGACGTTGTATTATTAAACCTAAACCAGGCGTATCTGAAAGTGCTTGGAAGGGTTTACATTTTTATAGAGATCCTGTCTTTGATGGAATTGCTATACAAACAGAATTAAATCCCCTTGCAACTAATTTAATAGCATTAAACAAAGAATATGTTAAAGACGAAGTTATTGCATTTATTAATACAACATATTCTGGCTTCCTTACATCAAGTGATAGTCAAAAATGTGAAAGGGACATGGGTTACATTATTGACGGACTTCTATTTGATATAAAATGGGGTGGTAATTCAAGAGTTCATCGTAATGCTGACAAATATTGGTTTGGTGCTACAACACAAGTACCAGGTGCACAAGTTGAAACAGGAGCCGCAATAGGTAAGATGAAAGAAATCTTTGGCGCGGTTTTAACTAATACAGCCTGGACATCAGCACAAACAGTTACAACCCAATTTATAGATGCTCCTAATGATGGTGAAGCAGTAGCACAAACTAAGGCTGATACATTATTAGATTTCTTAAAAGATGTTATTGAAAATGGTCTTACTGGATTGCCAGACTTTGATGATCCTAGTTACGGATATCATTACTTAACTGACAAAGATAATTCAGCTAGTGTGCCAAAAAATAACGAAGACATGGATGTCTTCTTATTAAATGATGCTACTATTTTAAGAAATATAACTTGTGAAGGACACGGTGGATTTATGGGTGTTCTTGACCCAGATGGTGCAATTTTAACTAAATCACCTTATGGTCAAACTAACTCAAGTTTTGCAAAAAGCCTAAACAAAAAAGCATTTAGAGGCGGACTATATATTGACGGATTTTCTGGAAACATTACTACAGTAGTTAATAGCAAAGACGACAATTTTACACTAAACGTACAAAGTTTAGTTGGACAAGGGTTACGATTAAAGAAACCACAAGTACCAAGTCCATTTTACATTGACGGTATTAGATATCAAGTTGATGCTGTTACAAATTATGATAAAGAGGCAGGTACTGCCAAACTTCTTTTAAATCCAACATCAGGTATTAGTAACGGCGGGTTTACACAACCTATGCCAACTGATATTACTTTACAAACTTCTGGTATGAGAAGTATGTTGGCAAATGACTTTGTTCAACTTAACGATTTAGGTTATGGTACTATTTGTAATAACGGTGGACTTGCAGAATTAGTTTCACAGTTTACATATTATTGTGAAGTTGCCTACTTTGCTAATAACGGTAGTGATATTAGATCATTAAACGGTTCTAACTCGTACGGTACGTACGGACTTGTAGCATCGGGATCAGATCCAAATGAAGAACCAGACTTAATTACAACTGCCGACAACATGGTTCAAACTGCTAGGATTTATGATGACGGTTCAACATATGATCATCCTGAGGATGGATTAAAAATATTTGTTCGTGATTGTGAATATCTTCCACACGCAAAAAGTGAAATTGAAATTGATCACGGTGGATCAGTTGGTAGAGCTAGGTACGAAATTTCAACTGTACAAGCAACACCAATTTTAGGTGCACAAACTGAAATTACAGCAATTGCAAATGGTAGAGCTATTGACGACTTAATTGAAATACGGGATATGTTAATAAGTTGTCCTGAAGGAAATAAAATATATCCAAATGTTACTATTACTACAAACTATGAGGTTGAATCTTCAAACTTATCTACTACAGAATTTGAAATTGACTTAGGAGCAAGTAATACTGTAACTACTTGGGTTAGTGGCGGTACAGTTGAAAAAGCAGATACTACAAGATTAGCTATTACAAATTTTGTTTATGATAACGTGACTGGAATTGCTACAATTACTACAGCAACACACGGACTTAATGCCGCAGACTTTGTAGATGTATTTGGTATTATAACATCTTGTTCATACGGTACTAAAGTTTATCCAGCACCTGCACAAACAGGTATTTTTAATGTTACGAAAAAACCTGATGCTGATAAATTAGGATTCTTCCTACCACCAAGTAACGTTGAACATACTTGGGTTAGTGGCGGAACATCTAAACTTGTTACATTAGTACCATTTGGTGCGGCACTAACACTAACTAATTTTGTTTATGATAACGTGACTGGACTAGTTACACTTACAGTTGCGTCAGCACACGGTTATAATAGAAATGATGATATTGCAGTTGTTGGTGCAACAGTAAGTTGTATATTTGGAGAAAAAACATATCCAGATACTTCAAAAAGTTCAGGTATCTTTAAAATTTATGATGTACCTAGTACAACTACTATGGTATTTGATGCAGGTAAAAGCGGACTAGTACACACTTGGGTTAGTGGCGGTACAGTACACAAACATACATATACTACAAGTGCTTCAACTAACATTACAGGATTTACATTTAGAAATTCAGTTAGAGATGAAGCTGTTTACCAATTAAACGTTGCTACAACAGGACAAGATAATACAACAAAATCAGGATTGCTTGACACACTAACACATGACCAGAAAGTTATTATTAGAAATAACTTAAACTTTCATGTTAGTGGAGTTGACACAACTATTACTAGACCAAGTACAGCAATTACATTTGACGAAGCTGTTGATGTAACATATAGAACTATTGCTTACGGTCTAACAGATGCTATCGGTGGTGCATTAGGGGCCTCTGATAGAATGGTTACTTTTGATAGTACATACAGATATATTAAAGTACTTGTTGATAATGGCGAAGCACAAAATAACACATTTGCTGGTAGCGGTACAACAATGGGTGACACAATAGGTGATACTGTTATTGCTATTGAACTTGTTTCTGCACAAGCAGATGTTGACAGATTAAATGCAGGTGATATGATTTTTGCTTGGGATGGTAAAACTCATGTTATTAAAAGTTATACTAATAGAACTACATTTGCTACAATTGTTATTGAAGATCTTCCGGCTTCAGACATTAACGTTCCAGCATCAGCAGTTGGACTTGTTAGTACAGTAAGAAATACTACAACACTTGTTACACTTAGATGTGGACTACAAAAGGATGAAGGTGGAGATATTACTATTAATATTTCAACTTGTAGAGCAACAGGACACGATTTCTTAGACATTGGTACCGGTAGCTTTAATACTACAAACTTCCCGAACGTAACATTAGGTGCTCCATTACAACTAGCAGACCAAGAAAAAGAAGTTGTCGAACGTGATAAAGGTAGAGTATTCTATGTAAGTACAGATCAAGACGGTTTCTTTAGAGTAGGTAGATTCTTTACAGTTGATCAAGGTACAGGAACAGTTACATTCTCGGCAAGTATTGCTTTAAGTAACTTAGATGGCTTAGGATTTAAACGTGGCGTTGTAGCTAGTGAATTTAGTGCAGACGACGGCATGACTGACAATGCTAGTGATTCGGTACCGACTGAATCAGCAGTTAGAGGTTATGTAAACAGACGATTAGGATTTAATCATGCTGGAGCGGCTGTAAGTACTCCAATTGGTTTAGGTGTATTAGCTAGAAATGGCATATTAGCATTTACTGGCGACCAAAATGCAGGTGGAACATATACAGTTATTAACTTAAGAGATCCAGCCGATCAACAAGATGCGGCGACTAAGAGTTATGTTGACAGCTTAATTGCGGCTGGTGATACAATTCCAGAATTACTTGATGTCGAAACTAATACAATTGCCGCGGCACAATTACTTGTAACAACAGGAAAATATAGAATTTATACAGCGCCAGCTAGTGGTGGTAACTTCCAAATTAATGATACTATTACTGGTAATGGTACTGGTGCAACTGGTACAGTACTTGATGTTGAAAACGTTTCAATTAATAGCGTAGCACATAATTTATTAACATACACATTAACATCAGGCATTAACTTTAGTACAGCTGATCTTATTGATACTGGTGGTGGAGTTACAGCTCAAAATAAACAAGGCCCATATGATGAATATGCATTGGCTACAGAGGACGCGGCTACAGATGTTACACTTCATGTTGCTAGAACTGGAAGTGGAGCAACATTAGAACTTAGACACGCACCTGATAGGATTGTAAATGCAGATGTAAACTCAGCGGCGGATATATCTCAAAGTAAATTAAACTTAAATGCGGCAACTACACGAGTAGATGCTACAGGAATTACACAATCAGATTTAGGTGTTGCTAGTTTTGATAGTGATAGCTTTACAGCAACTGACGGTTGGGTAGAACTAACCACTGCTGGTCTTAATTTTAATAAAATAATTAATCTTGCTGACAAGGTAGCATTAGGTTATCATGATGCTACTTACGAACCATATGGTGCAACGCCAGGAACAGCACCAGCTGGTGCTATTAAAGAAGTTTCTTACTCAGATATTGTTTTAGGTGGTGGTGGAGTAATAGGAGAAACAACTACTACTGGAGAAGCAAACAAAATTGTTAAAACTGATGCACTAGGTAACGTAGCTTCACAAGGAATTAAAGTTGATACATACCTAATTATAGATACTACTGGTACTACTGTTAATTTATATACACCAGGTGCCGCTTCATTTATGAGTGCAGTTGGAACAGTTACTCCGACTGTTAGCATGACTGGAAGTCTTGATATCGGAGCAACTGGTACAACAGAAGGTAGCTTCCAAACTAATTCGGCACTAGCAGGAGAATCAAGATTAGGTGTTGACTGGATACACAGTTCATTTATTGAAGCACCAGGGGAACTTGATGCAAATAGTACAGGTATTAGTATAGGTGCAAATACAGGATATACTGCCGCAGGACAAATTGCTCTTATATCCGACGGTGCAACTGTACTTAAAACAACATCAACAGGATTTGAACCTGGACTTGATGACACATACATTATAGGTTCAGCAAGTCTCAAATATAATACTATCTATGCAACAACATTTAATGGTACTTCTACCCAGGCACAATATGCTGACTTGGCAGAAAATTATACAGCAGATGCAGTATACGAACCGGGCACAGTTGTAATATTTGGCGGTGATGATGAAATAACTGTAACAAACTTACACGAAGATGATAGAGTTGCTGGTGTTGTTTCAGAACATCCTGCATACTTAATGAATTCAGAACAAGAAGGTAATAATGTAACAGCAATTGCCTTACAAGGTAGAATTAAAGTTAAAGTTAGAGGCATGGTTAGAAAAGGCCAAATGCTTGTAACAAGTTCACATAAAGGTTTTGCTTGTGCAACTAGTAATCCAAAAGTTGGTACAGTAATAGGTAAATCACTTGAAGCTAAAACGACTCCAGATGATGGTGAAATCTTCGTTGTGGTAGGAAGAGTATAATGGCACAACAAAATATTAATATAGGAACAAGTGCAAACAAGGGTGACGGAGATCCAATCCGTACAGCCTTTACTAAAGTTAATGCTAACTTTACAGAACTATTTGCAAACCACGATGGTACAATTTCCCATTCAATGGATATTAAAGGTTCTGTATTTGGTGATGACTCTACAGTTTTAATCGATGCTGTTTCTAATAAAATAAATTTAGATGGAACTGTAAAAGGAAATATTATTCCTGACACAAATGTCACTTACGACATTGGTTCTTCTTCATACAGATTTAAAGATTTATGGTTAAGTGGAACTACTATTCATATAGGCAGTTCTACAATGAGTGTAGATAATACTGGTAATTTTCAATTTAGTGGTGGAATTAAATCAAACAATCCAATAGTAGGTGACGATTCAACATTACTAGTTGATACTGCTAATAGTTCTATTCCATATGCAGTTTTAAGCGGTACACCAACAACAGTTTCAGGATATGGAATTACTGATGCATTGGCTTTAGGAACATCGGCTACAACTGCACTTGCAGGTGACACAACATTTAGTTTTGCAAGTATTACAAGTACGCCAACCACACTAGCAGGTTATGGAATTACAGATGGTGGTTCAGGAACATACAGTGGTACCTCAGATGGCATAACTGAAGGTTCAGTTAATCTTTACTTTACAGATGTAAGAGCAGATGCAAGAATTACAAATGCCGGTAGTGCTAATTGGAATACAGCATATGGTTGGGGAGATCATTCAGGAGCAGGTTACTTAACAAGTACAGGAGTATTAAGTTCTCACACAGATGTACATACAACCGCGGCAACAGATGGACAAGTTCTTAAATGGGATAATGGAAATACAAGATGGGCACCAGCAGACGACACAGACACAGACACAATTTATACAAGTTTTGATTCAGATTTTGATACAAGGATTGGAACTAAATCAACAACAGATTTAAGTGAAGGAACGAATTTATATTACACAGATGTTAGAGCAGATGCACGTATAGCCTTAGCAGGTTTAACAACACTAACAGATGTAGATGCTGTAGTAGCCGGTGATGATGGTAAAATTTTATATTATGATCATGGTACTACTTCTTTTAAATGGAAAGCAGATGCAACAGG